TTTTAATCATTGTAATTTTTTAGGTGATCTTGAACTAGAAAAGAAAGAACAAAATGGCATCCGTCTCTATAACCTTCCTAATGGAGACTGGGTGCCTTCTATTACTTCTGTTACTTCTTTCTACAATCGTCAGATCTTTGTGAAGTGGAGAGAGCGTGTTGGTCTGGAAGAAGCAAATCGCATTACAAAAAAGGCAACTGCAAGGGGAACTGATTTTCACCAAATTTGCCAAGATTATCTTGAAAACAAGGAATTGAACTGGGAAGATTATCAACCCCTGACAAAGTTTATGTATATTCATGCAAAACCTTATCTTGATAAGATAAATAATATTCACGCAATCGAAAGAACTCTATACTCAGAATACTTGGGTCTTGCAGGGAGAGTTGACTGCATTGCTGAATATGATGGAGAACTCGCAGTCATTGACTTTAAAACCTCAGATAAAATAAAACCAGAAGAATGGATTGAAAATTACTTTGTCCAAGAAACATTCTATGCTGCAGCGTATTACGAACTGACAGGAAAGGTTGTTAAAAAACTTATCACTTTAATGGTAACTCCTGGTGGAGAGGTCAAAGTATTTGACAAAAGAAACAAAGGGGATTATATTAAACTATTAGTTCGTTATATTAAAGAATTTGTACATCACAATACTAGGTCAGATGGAGAATGAATTAGAAAAAGTTCTAGAAAGTAAATTCTTTTGCCCATCAAGATTTGCTCAAGAAATTGAAAAGTTGGTTCAGACTAACGTTGATATGAATTATATTGACGCAATTGTTTATTTTTGCGAACAAAATAATATTGATGTTGAGTCTGTTCCCAAACTTATTTCAAAACCATTGAAAGAAAAGATTAAGTATGAGGCAATGGAACTTAATTTTTTAAAGAAAACATCTCGAGCAAAATTGGTTTTCTAATTCATTTTTCGGGTAAAAATTTTCCCGGTAAAAAATTCCTATATTACTTTTTTGAATGATGCCATTTGATGCCTATAAATGTTATCTGTCTTTGAAAAATCATTTCACCAAAGACAGTTATGATTATCACAAGTATTGTGGTAAAAGTCGTGCAACCGTTCAATCATTTTACAAACGTAAAGATCGTTTTTGGTTTGAGAAAGTTGCTCGTCAAAAAACAGATAAAGAAGTAGAAGAATTTTTTGTATCAAATTTTATTGCTTGCACTGATCCAAGCAAACTTTGGATTGGTGAAATGATACGTGAAGGTGATGATAGATACACCTCCTGGAAAAAAAGAACACAGTCACTTTCTTATGTGTTTAGAGAAGAAGTAGAGTCTGTAATCCCAAATAAAAATATTGACCTAGTATTTCAAACCAGTAAAGGACATCCAATTATTCTTAAAAAGTATTTAAGTGGAGAAGTTTCCATAGAAACTATGGTAATTCTTGATAAAATTCTTGGATACGTGAATGATTTTAATAAAAATTTTGATGATCCAGTGTGGGAAACCGTAAGTATGAAAATAAAAAAATATAGCCCGTTCCTAAATATTGATGTATTTCGTTACCGTAAACTTTTAAAAGAAATTGTTTTAGGAGATTCATGAGTTTCTTCAAATCTGAAGTCGTCCGTGCTGAGATGGCTGAAATCAGTGAGTTACAAGAAGACATTTATAAAAATGTTTTTAAGTTTCCCACGATGACAAAAGAAGAGAAAATAGAACATGTTGAAATTTTAGAGAAACTTCTTGATAAACAGAAGGTTCTTTATACACGTTTGAGTTTATCTGATGATCCTGAAGCAGTTGAAATGAAAGAACGTATTGCTCAATCAGCATCAATGATGGGTCTACCACCAAATGTGGATATGAATATTATTTTTAATAATATGTCTCGTATGCTTGATGTCATGAAAGAGCAGATTGACAAAACGGGTTCCGACCTGTAGAATAACGAAGTACACAAAAGCCAAATCCGTACACATCCGAGGTAATCTAATGTCTTTTGCCGATCTTAAAAAACAATCTTCTCTTGGTTCTCTCACGCAGAAACTGGTCAAAGAAGTAGAGAAGATGAGTACAACTTCCAACGGCGCAGATGAGCGTCTGTGGAAACCAGAAATGGATAAAACTGGAAACGGTTTTGCTGTTATCCGTTTCCTTCCTGCCCCCGAAGGTGAAGAACTTCCCTGGGCAAAAATCTATAGTCATGCATTTCAAGGTCCTGGTGGTTGGTATATTGAGAACTCTCTGACTACGATTGGTCAGAAAGATCCCGTGTCTGAACATAACCGTGAACTGTGGAACAGTGGTAGTGATAAAGATAAAGAAACTGTGCGTAAACAGAAGCGCAAACTGTCTTACTACAGCAACATCTATGTTGTAAAGGATCCAGCAAATCCTGCAAACGAAGGCAAAGTCTTCCTATTCAAGTATGGTAAGAAGATCTTTGATAAGATCATGGAAGCAATGCAACCTGAATTTGAGGATGAAACTCCTATCAATCCTTTTGACTTCTGGCAAGGTGCTAACTTCAAACTGAAACTGGTGAAGAAGGATGGATACTGGAACTATGACAAGTCAGAGTTTGATCGTGTCGCTCCTCTCCTGGATGATGATGATGCTCTGGAAGCAGTCTGGAAAAAGCAATATTCTCTGACTGCTGTAACTGCTCCCGATCAATTCAAGTCTTATGAAGATCTTGAGAAGCGTCTGAAGTATGTTCTTGGACAAAAGAATGCTCCTCGTCCTCGTCTGGATGAAGAGGTTGATGATGAAGACAATGATCGTGGTTCTTATGCCCCTGATTTTACTTCCCGTCGTCCTGAACCAGCACTTCCTGTTGTAAATTCTTCTTCAACTGATGTTGAAGATGATGATGAAAATGATGCTCTGTCTTACTTCCAGCGTCTTGCTGAAGGGTGATCAATCATAAAGTCTGATATTATCAGCACGTTTTAAGGTTCCAGTCACGTATTGACTGGAACCTTTTTTATATTCCATAATATCTGTCATATCATTAAGAATAATCCCAAGATATTCTGGTTTTAAAATAAAAATATTTCTTTTGTTATTTTCTATGGTTTCTTCGTATTCATAATTTGTGATCGGGATAGTTACATCTCTACGATCTATTTGAACATCTTCCAAGTAATCATAATATGATATTGAATGATTTTGTGGTACTTTTAATCCAGCAGGAAGAACAGTAAATCCTTGACTGTTTTTTATTTCTATAGTTTCATAATGATGAACACCATTATATAATGTATCATAATCGCCATACTTACTTAACAAATAAGCATCAAACATGTTCTGTTCTATTGGCCACTCACTTTGAACATTAACAATATTGTTGCTTAGTAAAATAACCCAGTCTAAAGATGAGTCATTATAAACTTTATACGCAACGTTATCAGGTCTATCATCTCCAGAAATTTTATATTTCTCAAAGAAAGATAAGTTTTCAAAGATGTCATCTCTTATCTTTCCTTTTTTAAATAAATTTTTTACTTTAATATAGTCTGATATTTTAGCGTCTGGAAGTCTGCTAACATATTCAAATTCTGGAAGGTAGCGGAAATAGTTTGCCATTTTAGAATCCTATATGAGTATCTTTGTTTTTATCGATTTGATCATACTCATCATCAAAGATTGGTTCGAGTTCTTGGAATTGTAATGTCAATCTATATGCTGTCATTGATTTCTCATCACCACCATATGTCATATAAGTTCCATCTGGAGTATAATCAACACTACATGATGTTAATGCACATTCTTTAAAACTATTTAAGTAAGGATGCATTTTTCCTCCAGCAGTCATATAAGAAATTGCAAACGTGTGTGGAGCTTTTAATAATAGAGAAGTTTTACTTCTCTTTACTGACATTGATTGTTTAAATGCGCGAATGATTTGACGAACCATTTTTGCTTCATTTGGATCTCTTGGATAAAACAAAAATGTAAATCCAAAACTTCTTAGGTTTGGACCAGAAAACAGTAATTCTAAGTTGTTATTTACAACAGCACCGAATGCTCTTTGAGCTGCTGATTGACTTACTGCACTTGCTAAAAATACACCTTTAATTGCTGTTTGCAAATCTCCAGATTTTGCTCCAGCCTCTATATTTGAACCTGTATTTTCAACTGCACTTTTTGCTCCAGATACTCCACCGTTGAAGAATCCTTGTGCTATATTTGCTAGTTCTGTTTCTACCGCATTCATTTCACCATTTTGCCAGTTAGCAGTATTTCCATCACTAATATTTGCTGGAATTGGTAGCGTGATTACTCCAATTCTTTTAGATCCTTTTATTATTGGACTACTTCCTTCAAGAGATACAACTCTGTTTTTTGTAGTTCCAAATTGTCCACTTCCTTGTGCAGCTTGATTATCTTTTGCAAGTGATGGTGAATATTATAAAATTGAAAATTTAATTACATCTTGAACTTCCACTGCTAGATCTAGTGGATATTTCATGTTGAGACTATATGCATTGTCTCCAACTCTTGTACCTGTTTTGAAAGACCCCGCTTCTTCAGACGCTGCTGCTGTTTGTGCGGCATCGGGAGGTTGTTGTTCGCCACTTTGGGGTGAAGTTCCTGGTGGTGTTCCTGCATTTGCTGCTGCAGCAGATCCACTAGCACTCGCAAGTGCTTTTTTGTCTTGTTCCGTTGTTACTCCTAAGTCTTTTTGAACTTTAGGATCTGTAACTTGTTGGGATATTCCCTGTCTTAATTGACTTTTTGGATCTCCAAGGGATGCTTTTTCATCTGCACTAGCGTTTTCGCTTGGAGTTACTTTTCCACTGGCGTCTACAGATCCAATTACTGTTGTTTTTCCTGCGCTATCTACTCTTTGTACTTCGGTAGTAAATTTTCTATTTCCATTAGCATCTTTACCGGCATCTGTTACGACACTTTGTATATTGATATTGGCATTTCCAACCTTTACTGGTGATTGTTTGGATGTAGCGGTTGTAGCCATCAGGACAGAATGGTTTTTATTTATTTAGACGGAATTTTCCATATGGGATGGAAAGCATCTCATCTAACTCATCATACTTTACAACATGAAGTTTTCCTGCAACCTCTTCCCATGTGTATTGTCTACCTTCTCTCCAATGAAAATTGATTGCTTTGAATCCCCATTTTTCTAAAGAAGTACAAGCAATTAGTGGATGCTGATCATATTCAATCTCTGGTGTTTTGGGATTGTAAATGAAGGTATAAAATTTTCCTGGTTCTGGATATAGCACTTCTTCCTTCAAAACATCAAGAATGATAAGCATTAAATCTTCTGGGTCACTGGTCCCAGTTTCATCAATTCTTTTTCTAAGTTCTCTCATTCTTGGTGGGATTTTAGAGTATTTCCCAAAACCTTCTGCCATTACTTGATACCTAATTCTTCTTCGGTAATGATTTTGAATTCTATCATTCTATCCGCACAAAACTCTTTTGCTGCTTTCCATTTTGCTTGATTGACCTCATAAGTAACACATTCATGCAGATAAGATTTTGTTACTCTTGATTTCTTAACTGGAGGTCTGGTCTGTTTTTTGGGTTTAACTTCAATCACATATGTTTTGATTTGTCCAGTACTCTCTTTAACTTTAATAATAAAATCTGGATAGTAACGATGAACTCTTCTATCTACTGGTGATATGTAAGGAATGTAAAACTCTTCACTACCCCATTCCAAAATACTTTCATTCAGATCACACCAATGACAAAATTTTCTTTCCCAACTACTGCGGCAAATAATATTATTGGGATCCCCTTTATATTTTTTGGGGTATGACGGTTTATACTTACTTTTAATACTTTCTGCCATCATACATAATATATAAGGTCAAAAAGTATTTATAGATGGCTGTACCAAGAAGTAGATCTTTAGCTGAAATAAAGAACACTTTACTACATCCTGCAACCACAAATCATTTTGTTGTGTCCATACCCAAACCTCAGGGTTTAACACCACAGTATCTTTTTCAAAATGGACTTTCTTATGATATTGATAAGTTAGAACTTCTTTGTTCTGATGCATTACTCCCTGGTTCTACATTTGCGACACATGATATTACTGGCGATTATCATGGATCAACTCATCGTCATGCATATAGAAGACAGTATGATGATAGAATTGATTTGGGATTTTATGTTGATGCAACAAATTATCTGCCAATTCGATTTTTTGAAGTGTGGATGAAGTATATTGCTGGGGAGCAAATTGCATCTGCTGAAAGTGGTCGTCCAGGAGTTTCTGATGAACAATATTTTTATAGAATGAATTGGCCAAAAAATTATATTTGCAATCAAGGATTGGAAGTTATTAAATTTGAAAAAAGTAGTATGGGGCAGGCAATAGGAGCAAAAGGTACAAGATTATCCTATAATTTTGTTAATTGTTTCCCAATTGCAATGCAATCAATGCCAGTTTCTTATGATGGAACCGGTTTGTTAAAATGTAATGTATCACTATCTTATGTTAGATACTTTTTATCTCCAGCATCACCAAAAGCAGATGGGTCTGAAGCAGTTGCTCAGGGAGCATCAGATAATCCTATAAACCAAGCGCAAGCTAATGCCGCATTGAATGGTGGTAGAGATGATCTTGCAATTTGGGCACTATCAAACCGCCAAATGGTTGAATCTGTAGGGACTGCTGAGCAGAGGGCAATTCTTGCTGATGCAAATCTTAGGTTCCCTGTTGGTTCTGCTGCCAGAGAGGCGCTTAGAAATAGAGCTAGATCTGGAACTTATTCTGCTGGAACTGGTGGTGCATTTAAAGGAAGACCAATTAATGGTCCTCTTGGATTCTAAATAAGCATCTAAATAACTCTACCTGAAAAACATTCTATAGGACATTATGCCATTACCTAAGATTTCTACACCAACTTATGAACTTGAGTTGCCATCAACAGGAAAAACAATCAAGTATAGACCTTTCTTAGTAAAAGAAGAAAAGCTTTTAGTTATTGCATTGGAAAGTGAAGACAATAAACAAATTACAAATGCAATTAAATCTGTAATCAAAAATTGTATTCTTGCAAAAGATATTAAAGTAGAAAACTTACCAACGTTTGATATTGAATATCTCTTCTTAAACATTAGAGGAAAATCTGTTGGAGAAGAGGTTGAGGTTAATATTATCTGCCCTGATGACAATGAAACTAATGTTTTAGTCAAGATAGATCTTGATGATATTCAAGTTCAAAAGAACGAAGAGCACAGTAATAAAATTAAACTTGATGATAATATTATGATGGAAATGAAATATCCATCTCTTGAACAGTTTATTAAGAATAATTTTGATTTCAATAATAATAATGCAATGGATCAATCATTTGAATTGATTGCATCTTGTATTGATAAAATTTATACTGAAGATGAGGTTTGGTCTGCTGCAGATGTAACTAAAAAAGAATTGACAGAGTTCTTAGAATCAATGAATTCTTCTCAATTTAAGGATATTGTAAAATTCTTTGAAACAATGCCTAAACTTTCTCATAAAATTACTGTTAAGAATCCAAAAACATCAGTTGAAAGTGAAGTTGTTCTGGAAGGGTTAGCAAGTTTTTTCGCGTAGCCATGGTCCATATGGACCTTGAGAATTACTTTAGACTTAATTTTGCCTTGATACAGTACCATAAATATTCATTATGGGAAATTGAAAATATGATTCCTTGGGAAAGAGACATTTATGTTGGGTTATTACAACAGCATCTTGAAGAGGAAGAACTAAAACAGCAACAACAAAAGTCTAGTCTCTAAGTAAAGTAGAATGGCAGTAAATCAGCAGAAGCTTCTAGGTAAAACAACTACTGTTCAAACTGCTGCGGTTCAACCACAGACACAGTTGATTGCTGCTCCTGCTGATACTGCTGTTCTTCAGGACATATCAAAATCTTTAACCAGAATTATACAACTACTTACTTTACAAAACACTCAAGTAGTTAAGGAATCGGATCAGGAAAGAAGAACTCAAGAATCTGCTAGAAGAAGAAAAGTCGAACTTGGGTTAGAAAGTACGTTTGCTACGGTTAAAGCAACTGCACAGGCAGTTGTTGCCCCCGTAAAGGGAATTCTAGATCAAATAATACAATTCTTTGTCACTCTATTTTTAGGCAAAGCAGTATTAAATTTAGTAGATTGGTTTGCGAATAAAGATAATCAAGATAAAGTCCGATCTATTGCTAGATTTTTGCGAGATTGGTGGCCTTCTCTTGTTGCCGGATATATTTTATTTGGCACTGGATTTGGTAGGGTAGTAAGATCAATTGCTGCAACAAGTATTAGAGCAGTTGCTCTACTTGGTTCTGTAGCATTTAAACTTGCTGCTGCTATTGCAAATGCCTTTAGATTGAAAAAGGCAGGATCAATGCTATCCGCTCTTGGCAGCGGCGGTGGTGGATTAAAAGGAATACTTATAAAACTGGCGCAACTTGGTGCTGGCGCTGGTATTGCTTATGGTGGGTACAAATTATATCAAGGAATGGTAGGTGGTGAAACTGGAGGGGCACCACAACTTCAGATTCCACAACTTCCAGGAATACCGACAGCACAAGCTTTTGGTGGTGGTTTTATCGATTTCAAAACCATGCTTGCCGAAACTGGTGGGCAAGTTGATTCTAAGTTGGGGATATTTACGCAGTTCTTTAAATCTGGTGGATTTGCTGCTTTATTAAATGGATTCCCTGGAATTGTGTCCGGACCTAAGGGAATTGATAAAGTTCCTGCAATGCTCACTGACGGTGAGTTTGTCATGTCTCGTGGTGCAGTTAATAAATTTGGTGTAGGATTACTTGAGGCAATGAATGCCGCTGGTGGTGGAACTAATCGCCCCAAAGTAGTTTATGAAAGAATTCATGCTGCTGGTGGTGGATACATTGGTGAAGATTCTCCATCTGCAGAATTATCTTCAGAACAACCAGATGCTCTTTCTTCTATTATAGAAGGGGGAATGTCAGGTCCTGGCATGACAATGATGACTGCAAGACCAATGGCTCAAGCAGCTAGCCGTGGTCTTGGAAGATTTGCCACAAGAACTGGATTGCAATATGGTGGAAGAAGACTTGCAAAACCATTGGCAAAGATGGGATCCAATATGGCATTGAAATCAATTTCAAAAATTGGTGCTGGTTCATTAGGAAAAAGTTTACTGAAGAAAATTCCTCTACTTGGATTGGGTATGGGTGCAGTTTTTGCTGCACAAAGAGCAATGAAAGGTGATATCCTTGGAGCAAGTCTTGAATTGCTATCTGGTGCAGCATCATCTATTCCTGGACTGGGAACAGGTGCCTCTATTGCGATTGATGCAACACTTGCGGCAAGAGATGCTGGAGTATTTGGTACTGGACTATCTGGTGATAAAAAGACTGGTGGAATGTTTGGTGGACCTTCAATGAAGGCAAGAACTGATTATGCAGCATCAAAGGGTAAGTATTATTCATCTTCGGATCAAAAAACATATGGAAATTATAATGATGCACTTGCTGCTAGAAAATCTAGGATGATTTCTTTAGCTTCTCAGCAAAGATTAAATAAGTTGAGTTATGAAAGAACACCTGGGGCAAGGTATTCTCAAGGTAAAAGATTTGATGCAGAAAGTCTTGCTAGAACTAGAGAGGATATAAAACGTGGTGGGATGTTTGGTCAACTCGGAAGATCATTTACTGGATTATTTGGTAGCGAAAAAGACAAAGCAAAAATTGCTGCTGAAGATAAAGCATCTCAGGCAAGAGTGAAACAAGCTGGTGCCTCATCAATTGGTAGATATTACTCATCTTCCGATGGGAAATATTATAAAGATTACAATGCTGCTGTTCAAGCAAGAAAGGCAAGACTTGCTACAACTAAACCAAAACCAAAAGTAATTAAACCTACACCTAAACCCGCTCCAAAAGTTGTAAGAACAAAAGCAAATACCATTGGAACTGGTGGATACAGTGGAGGAAAGGGTGGAAAACCAACGGTTCCTAGATTCTCATCTTCTAAGCCTGGTAGTAATAGAAAAGTTGCTAACCAACTTGGTGTTAGATAATGGCAAAGTTAGTTTCTCCATTAACTGGTACTTTACAGTCCCTTAAGAGGCAGTTTATTGACAAGGAGAAACTGCTTAAGTCATCTCTTAATGTTCAACAAAAAAGAATTTCTGCAAAAAGAAGTAATGCTGAAAGGGAAAGATTTATTAATTATGAAAATCTTTTAGAAAGAACATTAAGTAGTGTAGGAAAACCAATCAAGAAAGTAACTAAAAAATTGGGATTTCTTGATTCTCTAAAAACTTTCATAACAAATGTTTTACTCGGATTTATTGCACTAAGGTTATCAAATTATCTCCCCCAACTTCTTCAGGTTGGGACATTTATTTTTAAAATAGGAAATTCTATTATTGAACTTGGTGGATCAATATTAAATGGATTAATCACATTTGTTGACTATGGTTATAAAGCATATAGTCATGCAAAAGACATAGTTGGAAAAATTGGTGGTGAAAAGGCAATACAATCTTTAGAGAAAGCGACTGGTGAAAGCACCAAAGTCATGAATCAAATTTTGATTGCTTCTATGATATTCAGTGACTTCAATATATTTGAGGGTCTGTTCAGCGGAAGTAAGGTTTATACTAACACTGCAAAAACAATTACACAGACTGTAGAAACTGAGGTAGCAGCAACTGCTGCTGAGAGAGTTCAGAATGTTGCTTCAGCACAGGCACTAGGTCCTCTTGCTTCTGGTGGAATTGTTGCTGGTGCTGGACTGCTTCTTTCTGCGGCTGGAGAAGGTATATTTCAAATTGCAAAATGGACAAAGGGACTAAAATCTTTTTCGGGTCCAGCGTCTTCACTTTTTAGCGTTCCGTTGGCATTCTTGGAGGGTGCTGGAACAGTCTTTGATATTTTAGGTGCTCCATTTAGGTATGGAATTGAATTGGTGCGTGGCGCATTTCTGAAGTTATCTGGTAATAAGAAAGGATTGGATGAGCAATTCACTAATCTTGGAAAGTTTGATGCAAGGGTTAGAGAAAACTTAAGAAGATTCTCTGGAATATTTTCCCCTTTATTTGATTTCTTTGGTAGAAAGGATATTGCTTCAAATTTACAAAGCCCAGGATCATTTGGAAGTTTTTATGGGAAAAAGGCAGTCAAAGATATGGGTTATTATGGTGGTGGAAAAGTTATTAAAGTAAGAAAGTATGCATCTGGTGGATTTCTTGGGATGTTGGGTGGAATAGGTAGTAGTCTTGGTGGTATATTTGGATTTGGTGGGGGTGATACAAAACAGCAGCAGAAAGAAAAAAAGAAAGTTGATATTCCCAGAAAGCAAATTTCCAAACCAAAAAATCCAAAAGTTGGCGGATCTACTGGAGGAGAAACTGGATTTGCAAAAGTTTTTCCTGGAGCATCTGATTTATTGACGATGAATAGAAGATCTTACATGACAAATTCTTACAATATTATTTCCGATATAAACTATCTTGGTCCTGTAATGTCTCTTACATCTAAAGCATTACTTGGTGATCAAGTTAGTAAGTTTGACTACGATAGTGCTGCAGAAAGTTTATCTGACTTTATGTTGACTGGATTAGCAAATAGAAATCCTACTGCGTATCAAAAACTTATATCTGTAATTCAATTGAATGATCTTTCTAGAAATGTATCAAGATTTTTAATGAATTCTATGAGTGGTCAATTTGGAACTATGCTTGGATTATTGAGAAATGAAATTGGATTGGACCCTGTTCCGATGGAAGGGGGACCAAATCCAGCTGCTGCTGATGATGAGTGTGCTTGTCCAGATCCAAATGAGCAATTTGTAACATCTGGTAATGCATTTGAAAAGGCTTTATTGGAAACAATATCTGCAGTTGAGGGGACTGCGGGACCTGATGGATATAGAACAATGTTTGGTGGTGGTAAATTTCAGGCACCACCTTGGAAACATCCAGATACTGTTGTTCGTTCTGGTGGATATGCATCAGCAGCTGCTGGTAAATATCAGTTCATGCCAGGAACGTGGGCAAATGCTGCAAAAGCACTAGGTCTCTCAGATTTTTCTCCTGCCAATCAAGATAAAGCTGCTTTATGGTTGGTAAAAAATCGTGGTGTTAATCCTTCAGCACAACTTACTGTATCTGATTTTGAAATTTTGGGAAAAGAGTGGGCGGGTCTATCACCATATTACGGGCAAACAAAAAGAACTGCTGGCGAAAGCTATAGGATTTATACAGAAAAACTTAAGCACTTGGGGGCATCTCCTTCTACTGCAAAAATTTCTCCAGGTTCTCCAGCATCTAATGTTGATCCTTGTGTTTGTGATCCAGAGACACCTGACGGAGATCCTGGTAGTGTTTCATTGGGTGGAGGAATAACAGGAGTTGGTAATGTTAGATTTGTAAGTCCTGGAACTTTTATTCAAGGAATGACTGGAAGATCAACTGGTCCTCACTTTCACATTGGACCATTAGAACTTTATGATCCAGAAGGTGATAGGTGGTTAAATGGGAAGACGAATCAAGGATTGGTTGAAGCACAAAATGCTGCATTTTTAGTATCTAAAGCATTGTTGAAAGCAAATACTCCACACTTATTTTCCAATGCTAATATTTGGGTAAATCCAAAATCACCACCTGATGATGCTACCTTAAAAAAATATGTCGCTCAAGAACAAAGAGCACACATGGGCAGATCTATGGGAAGTTCATTTGGTGGTCTTGATATTGCAGGATCAAATGGTATACGTTTACCTCTTGCTGTTGGTAATGTTGTTTCTAGTATTCATGGATTTGGAAATTCTGCAAGAATATTGGGAACTAAAGCATTTGTTGGACATGGAGCTCCTGGATCTACTGCAAGTAGAGAATCTGGTGGTCCAACTCTAATGGGTGGTATGAGATTATTGCACAAGGGAGAATACGTAATTGATAAAGATTCTGTTGATTTATATGGTGGAGATAACTTTTTTAGAATGATCAATGGTATTGAAAATGAAAATCAAAGAAAAGAAAAATCTTCATCCCTAATACAACATCTTAGTAAATACACCGGTAGAAAAATAGATCAAAGACCTGTTATGGTGGTTGATGATGAAGAGGATATTTTAATTCCATCACCACCAATTTATATTCCCATGAGCTCTTCTGCATTTGGTGGCGGGGGAAGCGATGTTAATGTTGAGCAAGACAGATTAGAACTGAGGGCATAAAATGGCATATCTCAAGTTAAAGAATCCTACTGCCTTTATTATTCAGAAACAAGTTGTTCGTGTAGAAAAACTTGTAGGGCAGAAGAACAAATATAAAGATATTGCTTTTAAAAGTAGAATAAAGTTACTAGAAAGAAATCGTAGAGACGAAGTAGAAAAAAGATATGAAGATCGCACAAATGAAAAAGAGAGGTCTGTAGCAAATAAAATACGTGTTCCAAGACTTGGTTTTCTGGATTCTGTAAAGAACTTTTTATTCTCAGTTTTATTTGGAGCATTAACTCTTAAATTAATACCACATCTTCCAAAATTAAAAGGTCTTGTAATTACTGGATTTAAGATTGGTAATTTTGCGGTTGAGTTTGCTGGAACAATTCTCAATGCAATGGTAACTTTTGTTGATAAGGTTTATGGAATTATTGATTTTGGAAAAGAACAATACAAACTTTTATATGGCGACAAAGGGATTGCTGCTTATGAATCTGCTTTGGGGATGACGAATAAGACATTAAACTTAATGCTTATTTCTGGTATGCTTTTTTCTGATTTAATATCATTGAAAGCACAGACTGATTTAAATCAAGATGCACTTGGAAAAGTCGGAGAAGAAGTTTCTAAACAAGTAACGAAAAGAAGAGGTGCTAGAGCGGCTCTTCAAGCAGCAGCAAGTAGACTTGGTAATGTTGCAAGAGTTGGCGCTCCGATTATGCTTGTTGGAACTGCTGCCTCACTGTTAGGAGAACTCACTTTTCAACAAAGAAAGTTTACTCAGAATCTCCAAAATGAACTTCAGAAGAAACTTGATGATGCGACGAATGATAAAAATTTTATTACTAGGGGATTAAAGTTACTTGCATATTATACTGCTATTCCTGGTCTTAGAATTTATAACTTTATTTCAAATGCTGTTGGTAGTTTACTTGATATAATTGGTGCTCCATTTAGGTACTTAGGTGAACTGATTAATTTTGGTATCATGTCCTTAAGTGGTGATGCTACTGGAATTAGATCTCAAAGAGAGAATCTTGCAAAGTTTGATGCAAGAGTTCGTGAACAAGTGCGCCAAATACTAAACACATTTAGTTTAGGATTACTTGCAAAAGAAAAGGGATCGTGGGGAAATATTTACGGTGATGCGTCTGCTCAAAGGCAGATGATGAATAGGATGTATGGGGGTGGTGAGGTTAAAGTTAAAAAATATGCACAAGGTGGAACAATTACCAGGGGTGGTGAAGTAGTTGGTGGTGCAATTGGTAGATCTCAGGTAAAGAAAACAGTTTCAAGAACTTTTGAAATACCAATTTCCCCACTATCTCCAGGTCAAGATTCGAATGGTCAAGTTCTATACACAAATCCTCTAACTGGACAACAAACCAAAAAGACAAATATACAAACATTTTTTCCAAATCCAGAGTCACCAAACTATGTAAATCCATATCGTTATTTGACTAAGGCATATACTATTGCATCATCTGGGGCGTTCTTAAAACCATTCTTGCAAATGCCAATTAAATTAATTATGGGTGATGGTCCTTCTGAGGCAGACTATAATTCTCTTGCTGCTGCAGTTAATAACTTATTCAACTCCATTTTGGGAAGTACATTTATTCCCAATAGTAAAAGATCTCTATCAGACTTAACTGGACCAGTTGATATTTTTGGGTGGGCAAGATCTTATATTAAAGAAGGTATGATCGGTTCTTCCAATTATCTTATGGATGAATTGCAAAGACAATTTTCTTTATTATCTGGAATGAGCAGTGGAGAGAAATCTAAACCAAGAGAAGGGCAAACTGGACAAGAAAATCCACTTACTGAAATAGGTGGAGAAGCACAATTTGTAATTGGTGATAGTATTGCTCGTGGATTTGCTGGGTTGGGTGCTACACCAGGAACTGATTCTGATGATAGTAAAGTTGGTAGATCTGCTCAGAAAGTTCTTGAGATTTTAAGAGCAAAGGGTGAATCTCTCCGGGGTGCATTAATTGATTTATCAACTGGCATTGCTAACTCTAAGGATGATTGGAAATCTGTGGAGGCACAGCTTTCATATTTAAAATCTCTTGGTGCAAGAGTTAGAGTTCTTGGAGTTGGTAATCAGTGGAGTGCTAAGAATGGAAACGTGAATCAAAAATTAGGGGAAATGGTTAAAAGATATGGATTTTATTTTTATGGAGGATATGATGCTAGTGGTGATACTCAACTTGGTCTTCATGCTGATAGTGGAACTTATCAAAAATTAAAAACAAAAAGAGATGCCGAAATGGCAGCCTCAGCATCTACTCAAATGTCAACAGAACCAACTGCAATTGGATCTGTAAAATTAACACCACTTCAAAGACAAGCATTAGCAATCCTTTCTAAATATGAGTCTGCTAGTGCTGGTGGATACAATGCTGTAAATCAGATAGGTATTGCTGGTGGATATGGAGTGCTTGGATACAGTGGAGATTTTCGTAAAATGAAACAGCATGGTGGAAGATCATTGACAGATATGACTATTGCTGAAATTATGAGTTTACAGAGAGATATTCCTGGAATGTCTAATGCTGAGTGGATAAGACTCGGAAGATTACATGCTGTTGGACGTTATCAATTTATTGGAAATACTTTACCTGGTGTTGTTGCTAGAGCAAATATATCAACAAATACAAAGTTTAGTCCAGAAGTTCAAGACATTCTTGCTGTTCAATATTTGAAAGAGGCAGGTATTGGTGCATGGAAAGGACCTGCTCGTTATGCAACTGCAGCAGAAAGAGATATTGTGCAAAGATCTAGGAAAGATCCAATTCCCGCAGCATTGCATGGTGGGTATGTTGATAAAACACAAATGGTGTTAACACATCCAGATGAATATGTTATTGATTCGGATTCTGTAAAATTATTTGGAATTAAGTTTTATGACATAATTAATCAAACTGAAAACGTGAGTCAGAGAAAAAATGCTTCTGAAAGCCTAATTTCTATTCTAAGTAAATATACAGAAGATGGTTTTCTAGAAACTGAAGATCTTTATACATATGAATTACCAGAATCTCAGCAAGTATCTCTAATTCCTCCACAGATTATTCCGATTGGTTCTGGTTTTGGTGGGGGTTTTTCTGATGGAGATCAAGATTATTCTCAAGATCCAACCGAACTCAGGTAAATAGTAATAAGGAAAAAACTAAGAAATGACTAATACACCAATTACTTCTGCTCAGGCTAAAGAATTTGACATCAAAAAATGTGTAGTGTTTTCTAATGATGAAAAAACCCAGGCAGATATAGCATCTCTGATTACTGATTTGTATTACTATGAAAGTGTATTGAGTCCTACTTTAAAAGTTGATATTATGTTTTCTGATACTGGGACTGTTAAAAAGGATGGTGACTTGAAGACAGTTTTGGATGCTTTACAATTAGTTGGCACTGAAAAGGTAGAATTGAAAATTTCAGATCCAAAAGATAAGGAAATATCAGTGACCTTATATTCTGATAATGTTGTTCCCGTATCAAGAGAAGCAAGAAAAACTTTGGTTTCAATTCCTTTAGTTTCAAAGGAAGGGATATTTAATTACAAAACAAGAGTAAACTATAGAATGGATGGAAAAATATCAGATCATATTAAAAGAGTCATGACTGAGACTTTAAAAGTTGGTTCTGATAAAAAGTTGGATATAGAAGATACTCTTAACAATCTAAATTATTCAGGTGTCAATAAAAGACCATTTCCAGTAATTCTTGAATTAGCAAAGAAGGCGGCTCCAGTAACAAGTTCTCCTGGAAACACTGCTGGATTTTTCTTTTTTGAAACTTCTGAAGGATATAAATTTAAATCTGTTGAATATCTACTATCTAAGAACGAACCTTCGGGTGGACCTAAAACATATAAAAGTTTAATTTATAATGATACTCCAGATGGAAGAGGATCTACCGTTCCTCCAGAGTACAGTGGAAAAATATTAAATTATAATATAGACACTTCTGCGGGGAGTGTTCAATCAAAGTTATCAATTGGAACTTATTCGACAAGAACAGTTCTTTTTGATCCTTTTAATTGTTATTATGAGGTTGTAAATCCAAACACTCAAGGTAATACGCAGGCTAAAGAAGAGAGTCTGCAAAAGGCAGCTAAAAATCTTCCCAAATATAATAAAGAATTTTCTTCTGGAGGAGATGCAAATGACTTTTCTAGAACTCAATATATGTTAATTGATACTGGAACTTTACCAACAGGAGATACCAAAGGGCAAATTAAACAATCAAAAGAAAAAAACTTTGACCCTAAAAATATTTTGAACCAATCTGTAATGAGATACAATCAGTTCTTCTCTTCTTCTGTTGAAGTAACCCTTACTGGTGACTTTAGTTTACATGCTGGAGATTATGTATTTGTCGACACTCCAGAAGTCTCTACAAAAGATACAAAACCAATGGACCAACAATTTGGAGGATTCTATGTAATTGCACACTTATGTCATTATATAAGTCCAAGAACAGGTGGTTATACAACATTAACGTTATGTAGAGATTCTCTTGGTAGACAAGGATCACCAATATCACGCTAAATAATTAGAACTATTATACGCAATGCTATGGAAAGCGTAGAAAAGCACATTGAGCAAGATAAAAAAATATTGGATGATCCAATGGTTTCTGCTCAAGCAAGAAGACATACTGAGCAAGAACTGGAATCACTTGAAAGGTGGGTTGAATCTCATCCAAATGATCATCATGATCCAAGTAGCCTTGAACTATATTGTAATGATAATCCAGACGCTCTTGAATGTAGGATGTATGACGACTGATGAGTGAAGGTACGTTATTTAATCCGGGATTTTTAGGAGAATCTTTTAACTGGTGGATTGGTCAGATTGCTGACGATTCAACCTGGAGGGACAATATTGTTCCTGGAAAGTATGCAAATAAAAATGACACTCCTGGATGGGGAAGACGTTATAAAGTAAGAATCATTGGTCTTCATGATCAGGGTGAAGAAACTATAGCATCCGACCAACTTCCATGGGCACAGGTAATGTATCCTGTGACTGCTGGTGGTGGTCAGACAAACTCTGCACAAACTCCAAATTTACGACAAGGTAATTTTGTATTTGGATTTTTTCTTGATGGGCAGGAGCAACAAGTTCCTGTTATCATGGGTGTGCTTGGAAACAATGCACAGACTGAACTTGAAAGAAAAACAGGATTTAGTGGGGGTAAAAATTTTACTCCTCAGAGTGGATATGCTAATTCCAAGGACCCAAAAACTGGAACTGCAAAAGAGAAAGCTCCTGATGAGGGATTAGTAACTGTTCAGGGGAAAACACCAACAAAAGAAAATCCAGATGCTGTTCATCAAACAAGTGCTGGTGATGTAAAAAGAGAAGATAAACTTCAAGAAAAAATACCTCTACTTAAACCAGATGATACTGTCGGATCTGCTATGAAAGCAATACAGACAGTTCTAGATAATGTTATTCAAAAAATTAACAAGTACTTGAATGCTATTACAAGTTATGTTGATAGGGTTTCAAATACTATTTCTGATTTGCAAAAATTAATTTCAGATGCTGCATGTGTAATTGCAAAGTATATGAAAATAATTTTTGATAAGATTATGGAATATGTACTTAAACTTTTAAATAAAACATTAACAAAAGTTGTATCGGCAATTCCATCTAGTTTTAGATATATGTTTGGTGATATGAAAGAAGTTATAACAGAACTAATATTATGTTTATACAATAAAATTACACAAAATCTTTGTGGTTTGATGCAGGGAATGCTCGATAAAATCTTTAAACCAAAGGAACTACAAAAAAGAGGAAGTGAACCTAATGTAAGTTCTTGCTCATCAGTACCAAAAGTACCTATGTGTTCTGCTGAGGATATAGTTGGTAGAGCAATATCTTATAATAAAACTCAAATAGATGATGCTAACAATGCAATTCTTAAAAATGTCAATGCATTTTTAGAAGATATTCAAAACCAAATTGCTGGAGTGAGTGGATCACTTTCCGATATTACTTCTTTAGTTGGAAACATTAGTGGAAGTTTAACATCTGCACTTTCTTTTTCAAACTTAACTTTGAATGTTTTTGGATGTGAATTAAAACCAAACGTCGCTGTTTCTGATTTTTATACTTTTGCTAGAGGTGGTGCTGCTGCTCCAGATTCGCAGCAACCAAGCAATAAGTCTATTGATGAGTCTGCGGCAAAACCTGCAGATGCTTCTCCATCTTCTGAGACTCCTTATGTTGAACCTTCGAAAGCAACAAAGGATTTAGATATTGGTGAATCTAATGCGGAAACTAGAGCAGCTGCTGCTCAAGAAAGGGATTTGCAAATTTTCTAATAAATATTACTATGAGAAAAGAGGTTAAAAAAATATAAAAGCATATGTCATTTAATCTTTTTGGTCCAGCATCTGTAGATGACATTCGAGTTGGTTACATATCAACTGATAGGGGATTTGTCGATGGTGTTACTGTATGTGAAGCTAATGACTATGCAAAAAGAAATCCTGGTGCTAGATTTATCTTTAGAACTAGAGATAAGATACGTTATCTAGGAATTAATGATGTAAATCGCCTTACTCCAGACATGATGTTGCCATCAAGTTCTGTTGGTGCTGATGGGTGTCCTGGAATTCAACTTCAAACAAATTGTGGACCAACAAAATTATATTTTTATGGTGGAGGTGGAGTTGGTGCTTCCGGAAATCCTATTATTGGTAAAGACGGTGCTCTTCTTGCAGTTGATTTAGTTACGGGTGGATTTGGATATCAGTATCCACCAGTGACTGAAGTTAGAGATAATTGCGGTATTGGTGCTGGTGCTGTTGTAAGATCAGTTCTTGGTGAGGTTTCAGAAACTGTAGAATACTATGATCAAGAAGATGATTTTGAGGAATATCAAATATGTCCTCCAACTGAAGCTGGTTATGGCAGACAGTATGCTCCTGATGGAACAGACATTGGTGAATGGGATCCAACTCTTTATGCAAATTTATCAAGTGATCCAATACGTAGAGAAATACGAGCATATCAAGAATTTCTTGCTTCTCTCAGGGGTGGAACTAGAGTAAGTGTAAATGACAATAGAATTTACAGATGGTGGAATACTAGAGACGAAAAACCACTTTCTGTAACATATTCAAATAAAACAACTAGAGTTAAACATAATGTTCGTCATCCTGGATGGGGTGGTGAATATGAGTCTGGATCTTTGTATAAAGATGTAACTTTTAAAGTATTCACGCAATTTGGAAGAAGAGAAAATCCTTTAGTCTTTAATTTTGTTGCCGAGGATAACTCCCATAAGTTTTCAATTAGAGCAGACAGTTTCCCAAACAATACAAGAGGGCAAAATGTTACTATTAAATTGAAGCCAAATATCTATTATAATATAACTGCCTCTGGACAATATAAGGGTAAGGGGACTGAAGTTGGGTTAATTGATAATATTGGAAGAAGAGCAGAAGAAGAAAATACGAAAAATACAAACAAAACTCTTACTGGAAAAAGTATATTTGCAGACTTTTTAGAAAGTCCAAATGACAATGATGACTTACAAGTTGAATGTACTCTTGGACAGTTCAGTGCAACAAGAATTGGATCCGGAAATAGGAAAGGTAGTGGTGCTTCTGGGGGAAGAACAACTTACAATCTTAAATATCAACTGAGAGATAACTCGGCATATACTCCAGCAAAAATTGAAGAGAGCTTTATGAATAATAATGCAATCTCTCCAATTCCTCCATCAAATGTTCCTGGAAGTGATTTTGCAGGAATTCCATTTACAATTGAGTGGGAAAAAGAATTCCCTCACGATGGTGATTATATTTTCAATGGAATGGCAGATAATATTGCGTCCATTTATGTTGATAATGAATTGTTATTTAAAACAACAGAATTTAGATCTGGACAACCACCTACTAAGGCATCTAAAAAGATAACAAAAGGTGTTCATAGAATCAGAGCTGATCTGCAAAACGTTCCAATTATGGAACCTGCCTTATTTCAACCACAACTACAGAAAGAAGAGCAAAAACCCGGATCTTTATTCATTAAAGAGGGTGGGAATTATTACATGCTTGCTGGTGGTAATGATTTGGTTGAGATTGACTTGCTGTTTAATTGGTCTGGAACTGGTAGACCAGGAGTAACTGCAATTACTGGGGTTACAATTGAGTCTGAAAGTGGTCCAATATCTTTTGAGAGAACAAAGAGTGGTGCTGTTTATACTAATAATGGAGAAGTCCGAAGAACAGGCGTGTTTAAAAATGGAAAAAGGTATCTGGTTACATTTAAAGATATTCCAAACGGTGCTCCGGCACCAGTAATTGTTGATACATGCCCATCTCCTGATTGTAAGCAAGCAGGAATCGTATTTCAAGATACTAATGATAGCAATCCAGATTATGATGCTTCTTTCCAGGCATATAATGCTAGACAACTTTCTCCACCTAGAAATATTCCAACTTCAACACCACCTACTGAGGTTGCAAAAGTTTTTAATACGATTGATTATATAAACAAATCTAACCGAAAACTTTGGAGAACAAATGTTTATGGTAGAGGTGGATTTATAAATGAATATGGAGTTTGTCCTTTTGATACAAGCATACAACTAAAAGACAATCCATATGCAGGAACACATCGTATTATATGGGACAATATAGAATTTCCTGTTGATGGAAATTATAGTATAGAAGTTGAAGTTGATGATAATGTTGTACTCACATTCCAAGGACCACAAGAAGATGTGGTCATCAATAAGAGAGGGTTCAGTTCCCCATCAAATGGTACTGGAAAAACAACAGAAACTAGATTCTTTAAAAAGGGAAGATACAAATTAGTTGCAGATTTGCAACAAATTCCTGGAGGTAGATTCGGATTTAAGGATTCTATTAAAGGAATTAATCCAATGGCACTTGCAGTGAATGTAACTACTGCTGTTGTTAGAACTGAGATTATTTCCCAAAAGTCTTGGAATGAAAATCCAACAGGTGTTGCACTTGTTATTGATGCACCTCTTCCACCAATCCCACAGGAACCCGTTGTATTACAAGAGGGGAGATGTCCAAGAAATCCAATTTGGACCACTAGATTTCCTGGAGCAACTCAAAAATGGTATCCTGTTAATTATTCTAGTCCTAAAAAAGTCACTGAGTTAATCTCTATTCCTCCACAAAAAAATGATGATGATACTGAGTTAGTTGAATTTACAATTTATGGACAAGGTGCTTTTAGAGATCTTGCATTTGTTTTCACTTCAGTGACAGGGAATCATACATTTACTTTGAATGGTGTAGATAGGAATAAAAAAACAAGAAAGGAAAGTATAAGAATAAGAAAAAATACAAATTATGTTGTATTTGCTAAGGAAAATTCATCAAAATATGTTTCTGTTGAGCAAGGATTGATTAAAGGTGGAACTAAAGCAAAGGAACAAGGTATTGGTGAGTCTAAGAAAATTTTCGCAGATTATCTCACTTCTGGGAATGATAATGATGATATCCAAGTAAGCACATCTTTAGGGGTTTTTAAAAGTTCAAATAGAAGAAAAGCGTCTGGAAGTAATAGAAATACATATGACTTAACGTATAAATTGGAAGGAGCGCCAGGTGCTGCTCAAGAAACTACAACAAGAACTAAAACATATGATGTTCCTGGTTGGAGTAAATTTATGAATCGTTATGCAATTTCTCCAGTTGCTCCTTTAGTTCAACCAGGATCTGATGGCGGTGGCGTTGTTTATAGGAATCAATGGAATCTGGATATTCCTTACTCTGGTTTCTATGCTTTAAGAGGAACGGTTGATAATGGTGGTAGAATATTGGTTGATGGTAGAGAAATTGTTAGGGGAGGTGGAGTAAGTTTTGGTGAGGGGGGAACAAGAGGTTTATATGGATTTAGTGAGGAGAATCCAAAATCAACTAAAGTATTTTTGACTGCAGGAAAACATACAATTGAAGTTGAAATTGAGAATCAAACAACGGAAACTTTTGTACAAGTAGATAAAACAATTTTTACCACATCTGATTGGGTTTCATCCGCACAACCAATTCAATCTCAAGAGCAACCAGCTGGAGGAAATTTCTTTAAAAAGGGAAATGATTACTATCTTAGAGTTGGTGGAAATGACTTAGTTGGATTGAAATTTGAACTTGCATATAATGATAGTCCGTTTATTGCAGGAACTGCAATAACTAGAGTTTCTATTCCTAGTAATAATGGGAGAGTTGTTTTAAACCGTGAAAGTTTTGGAACATTTTTTAAAGAAAAAGGATCTGTATCTGCAAAAGGAATATTTAAAGCTAATCAAGAGTATGGTCCTATTGTTTTTGAGGGGAGAGCGAGGGGTTCTATAGATCCTCGAGTTGCTAACACTGGAGATCCTCAAAAAAATCCAGGAACTTTTAACCAAAGAATTAACTTTTATGATAGTGATGGTAGTGATGTAAATGCATCTTTAACATTAATTCCACCACCAGAACAATTATCTGGAGCAAGAGTAGTTCAACAACCAACACAGCAACCAACCACAAAAAATGGTGTTACTTATAGTGGTCCCATACTTGCAACATATAGATCTGGTGCTCTTGGTCCGTTTTTAACACCAGCTTTTACTAGTGATGAAGATTATAGAGCAAATAATCTAGACAAACTCTGGACTCTTAAGTGGCAAAATGTTAACTTCCCAGAAGATGGTCAGTATACTATGAGAGCAGAAGCTGATGATTATGTAATTGTTAGAATTGATGGAGAAAGAATAGGTCAAGCAAGAGTTTTTGAGGGAGTAAGAACGTTTAATTTCAATACCACCAGAGGAAATAAAACTATTGAGATGGAAATATATAATATTCCAGGAAATAGTAACAGCACTTTTGAAAGTAATCCAATAGTTTTCAATGTTGTGATTACAAAAAAAGTTGAGGTTTCTAGTGGTGTGAGTAAAGCTTGGACTCAGAATCCAGTTGGTATATCTGCAATTCTTATACCCCCACCATGCCCAAAACCAATTAGGGGTAAGGGTGTAATAAAAGAAGTGATTGTAGATGATCCAGGAAATGGTAACCCATCAGCACCTCCATCATCTCCACCAGGAACACCAACCGTTCCAGTTGGTTTGAGACTACAGAGAGTTGAAATAACTAATCCTGGAATCAACTATAATTGTGGAGTTGATACGATCAGAATTATACCAGATAATGGTGCTGTTCTCGATTATAATTGTAATTCTTTTGGTAGTATTAATGAAGTAATTGTAAGGGAAGGCGGATTTGGATTTGTAACTTGGCCTGATATTGTAATTGAAACTGAAACTGGTATTAACTTTGAAGCAAAACCAGTATTTGAAATCGTAAGAGATCCACTCATTGATCCTGTTAGTGGTCTCTTAACTCCTCCAGAAAAGTTAATTCAAGTTACTGATTTAGTCGGTCTTAAGCAAACTGGTTATGTTTTTGGACGTGCGTACTATGGCGCAGTATTTTATAAAGATGGAATACGCTATGCTGGTTATTATGAAACCGCTGGAGAGTTAGTTCAAGTCTATGATACTCTACAAGAAAGTATTGATGCTCAAGTTACTACTCCTCCATCGGCTATCCTACGTCAGGGTACTGACACAAATAGTAATAATTCAAGACTCAATATTCCAGGAACTCCTGAGAACTTAATTTAAGACTATTAAATAGTTTATCAACAAAGGTAATTTGTTTTATGCCTATAGCAAGGAATTGTAATAATGATAGGGTTCGTAAAGGAGCTCTTTCAACTGATGATATTGCAAATACAGTTGGTGCCGCCGGCGGTGTTGTTGATGCTGCAGGAAATCTTATCGATTCCGCAGGAAATCTTATTAATTCAATTCCAAGACCACCAACAGACACTGCAAAACAAAACTACACTGCTATTAAGTATGGCAATGACCATGGATCATTGAGCTTTGGCAGCATTCATAAACAAGGTGATGTAACCGCTGGTGTAATGCTTCAGACATCTGATGCCAATCATTCATTCTTCATGGACAAAGATGGTCCAAGAAAGGGATGGACTACATTAACTTCTCCTGGAAATGTTCAGATTGAAGCTGGTAGTGCCAATCAAGAGGCACAAGATACCTTGATGATTAATGCAAAAAATGGTAATATATTAATAGTCGCATCAAATGGTAAAATTAGACTAGAAGCTACTGATATTGAACTTATTGCTACTGGTGAAGGTGGTAGTAAGGGAAATATCAGAATGTTTGCCTCAGAAAATATTGAAACGAATTCAAAAAAACTTTTGATGAATTCAAAAACTGCATATAAAATAGTGAGTGCTGGTACTGGTGAAGTTGTTGCCAATAGTATTTTAAAAATGTATGGATCAATATTCAAGGGAGTTGATGATTCTTGTTCAGTGAAGGATGCTAAAAATGGTGGTCAAAAAGACGTACAGAGAAACACAAAAGCATAATTTAGGAGTTTATTAAAATGGATTTACCCGATTTAAATGTTGGTGGTCAATTAAAAGTAGGTGTGGGGGTAGTTCCTGCAATCAAAGAAGGTGATACAAAAATTAATGGATCAATGTTCGCAGAAGGTCCTGTAGTTTTTGGATCTCCAACTCATTTTCCAACAGCATATGCTACGGTAATGATTGGACCACTTACGAATAGTGATAAAGATTCTGTGCCTCCTTTTGTTCCTGGAGCACTATGCTTACCAGTAAGTAACCCATATGCATTATGTGTTTCTGATAATGCTGCTGTAATGGGAAATCTTGATGTCAATTATAGAATTCAAACTGGTGGAGATATTATTGCTGGTGGAGATATTAAGTCAAATTGTGGTGGGCATATTCTTTCCGCAAAGAAAAATTTTGATATTCCACACCCAACTAAAGATGGGTGGAGACTTCGCCATACTTGCCCCGAAGGTCCATCAAATGATGTTTATTATAGGGGGAGGGTAACGAATAGGAAAGAGATTCTTTTACCAGCATATTGGAAAAAACTTGTTGATTGGACAACGATTACTGTAAATTTAACTCCTGTTGGATCACATCAAAATGTAATTGTAAAAAGAATTGATGAAGAAAAAATTCATCTACAGTCTCAAGGTGGTATGCCGATTGATTGCTTTTTTCACATTTATGGAACAAGAGCAGATGGTGAAAGATTGATACCAGAATATGAAGGTAAAAGTCCAGCAGATTATCCAGGAAACAATAATGAATATTCAGTTTCTGGATACCATTATGATATTAAAACGGAGGATTGAAGATGCCAGCACCAGGACAACCTAAAGATGCAAGTTTTCCAGGAGAATTTATCCCATCAACTGGAGAACCAGACTGTACTGATAGAATGGCATGGGGAATTCCATCAACTCTTTATTCTTATATTTTTAAGAATAATGCAGATGAAGCAAAATATCCACCAGATGCATGTCGTCCATATTATCACAGTAATGCACAGATAGATAATCTTCAAATTAACGGGACTGCATATGGAAATTTCCAGGGAACAATTAATGTTCAATCGTGGAAAGGGTTTGATATTAAGCATCCCAATAAACCAAATCATAGACTTAGACATATTTGTTTAGAGGGTCCTGAAGCTGGTGTTTACCTCAGAGGTAGACTCACAAACTCTAATACTATTGACTTACCCGATTATTGGGATGGTTTAGTTGATTTGGAAAGTATTACCGTAAATTTAACACAGATTGGAAGCTCTCAAGACTTAATTGTTGATAAAATTGAGTGGGGAAAGAGGATTGTTATACGTTCGGGTAATGCTTCGAATATTGATTGTTACTATGTTATTCAAGCGGCAAGAATTGATGGGGAACCATTAATTGTTGAGTATGAAGGTGAAACACCAGCAGATTATCCTGGTGATCCGTCACAATATTCTATTTCTGGACACGATTATGGGAGGAAAGGGTAATGCTTTGGAGAACATATATTGATGATACAACCCCAGAGGGTTTAGAAACTATCGCAGGTATTGACACACGCGGTAATGAATATGGTATAGAAATAAGTCCAGATGTTGTGTGCAGAAATTTATATGCTACTGGAATTGCAACAGCTACGATTGGGGTCACTACCATTGGATTTGCTACAGTTGGCGTATTAACTTCGAGTTCTCTCTATCAGACTTCTACTGGAAAAATTTCTATTCCTGGAAATCAACTAAACACTTGGGCAAATTTCAATATCAATCTCGATCTTTCTCAAAGTATGGTTGCTATTGGAACAATTGGTAGGGAACCTATTTGGAATTTTACTAATGTGAGTGTAGAGTCATCAAGAATGGCAACAGTAACCGTTGTTGCTACTTCATCATCCACAACACAAGTTTCCATGGGTAGAACATATACAATAAATGGTGGGTCAAGTAAGCAAATCACTTGGGCAACAACTTCAGTTCCAAACTTTGATATAACAAATTGGAATGTTCTTACGTTTAGAATTTTGAATGACTCTGTGGGAATCACATCCGTATTTGCAGCCAAAGAGTAATTGCCACACCACTTGACACCCGCCCCTGACTGTATTATGATACATGGGTAATCAACGGACGACCGAATGCAAGACGAGTATCTGACTAGTTGCGTGGTGGACCCAATCAAACGTACAGTGTATCTTTATTCTAATGAGGGGTCAGAGAAGGAAGTGGTTTGTGAGACTGTTGAAGAGTTTATGAATGTGCTAGACTATGTACGCAATACTCTTGATGAAAGCACTCTTTCATACGCAAATCCACTTTAAGTTCCATTTTTCGGGGAAAAAAATCCCGGCAAATTTTTCCACACGATACTTTTTTGAAAAAGTATGAATTTACACAAAATCTCATATAAAACCCTCAAAGAGGAACCAGTCAAAACAACTCCAGAAAACGTAAAAGAGTCAAATGAAGCACTCTTTATGGCAAGATGGAATCTTCCAAAAGCAGCAAAACACTGCGGAATGTCACAAAAAGAAATGAAGTTGACATTCTGGGAGTATCTCAAGTATAATCCTATCACCTACAAAGGGTGATTTTTATGGGAGCGTGGCGGAATAGGTAGACGCACCGGACTTAAAATCCGTTGGGAGTAGATCCCGTGAGAGTTCGATTCTCTCCGTTCCTATTAGAGGACTTAACCTCCTCTAAATAATCAAAAGTAAAGGACTATTCTATGAAATACAGAATAGACGCCAGATACGTTTGGTACAATAAAGGATCTCAATTGGTCCTGATGTACTTCATTCAGAATATTCCCTTTACCTTTGATGATGTTCCAGATAGTCTTATGTACGATATGGAACTCATAGAATTGGCAGATAATGAAAGAAGATTTGAACCAGAGGATTTATATCGTTCATCTTTTTATTTGATTGATGAACAATGCCATCCTCTTATGTTTGAAGTTGAACTGGAAAATCCAGAAATGTTACCTGCTGATTAATGCCTCTCTAGCTCAGTGGCAGAGCACTCGCCTTGTAAGCGAGCGGTCATCGGTTCAAATCCGATGGGGGGCTTCAGTTTCTATAATTTGGGAATGAAAATTAACCTGTGGTATTGTGACACTATGATGCAGTGGCGTTGGACTTTAACTGACGACTCACGTCCCATTGTAAAACAAGAATCAGGTCAGCAACCATTTCTTCGTGACGCCATGAACGATGTGGCAAATACGGTAGAATATATGTTAGAATCAAAACAAAGTAAGTAAAAATACTTAGATGAAATCCGATTTTTATATAGATAAGGTAAGTAAAGAAGAAATTAAAGAACTTCTTTACACTTACCATTATCTCAAAGACGAATCAAAGGATTTTAAATCTGGTTTCAACTATGGACTTTACCGTAGATCTTTCACAGATATACTTAGGGTTGGCAACTGTCTTGGTGCTTGCATTTTTACTGGTCTCCCAGTTCCAGAAATTGCCGTAGGAGCATTTGGTTTAGAGAGAAACCAGCAAGACGGAATATATGAGTTATCAAGACTCTGTATACATCCTGATATTCAAAAAGAAGAGTATAATATCACCTCTTGGTTCGTCAGTCGTTGTATAAGGAGATTTAGAAAAGATGCCACAGTTCGTGCTATTCTTAGTTACGCTGACTCTAATCACCACACTGGAACTATATACAGAGCTTGCAATTTTCAATACTATGGTTTAACTGATCCTAAAAAAGACTTTTACTATGCTGATGGAACTAAACACTCTAGAGGTAGTGTTAAAGGTATTGATGGTGAGTGGAGGGATAGGTCTCGTAAACATCGCTATCTTATGGTTTTTGAAAAAGAACTAAAAAAACGCTTGACATGGAAAGAAGAAAAGTGGTAAAATAATAATGTCCGTGTGAAGGAATGCCAATTAGTGCTCACAAAACCCCCTTTTGGGGGTTTTGTTGTATGATAAATAATCCATAACGGAAACTATAAGTACTAATAAGATGGGTCTCTCCAGATTAGATAATTTTCTGAAGTCAGCAAGAGGAACAATTCTCTACGTTAATCCGAACGACTTAGATGCAACGGATAGTATTGAAAATCAGGGTAACTCACTGACTCGTCCATTTAAGACGATTCAAAGAGCACTTATTGAAGCGTCAAGATTTTCATATCAAAAAGGTTTAAGTAACGATAGATTTAATAAAACAACAATTTTACTATATCCTGGTGATCATATTGTAGATAACCGTCCTGGATGGATTCCTGATGGGTTAAATAATTATCAACTGAGAGATGGCACTACATCAAATAATCTCCCAGCATTTGACCTATCTTCAAATTTTGATTTAACTACTCCATCCAATGAACTTTATAAGTTAAACAGTATCTATGGTGGAGTAATTGTACCAAGAGGTACATCAATTGTTGGTCTTGATTTACGTAAAACAAAAATACGTCCTAAGTATGTTCCAAATCCGTTAAACAATAATATTACACCTTCAACCATTTTTAGAATTACTGGTGGTTGTTATTTTTGGCAGTTTTCATTATTTGATGCTGATCCAAATGGTCAGTGTTACATGGATTATACGTCCAATCTTTTTGTTCCTAATTTTTCTCACCATAAATTAACTTGTTTTGAGTATGCAGATGGTGTGAATAATGTTTTCATCAATGATGAATTCATCACTAATCGTGACTTTGGTAGAACTGACCTTGACATGTATTATGAAAAGGTTGGTCTAGTATACGGACAATCTTCTGGACGCCCAATTGAACCAGATTATCCAAGTGCTGGTTTGGACATCGAATCAAAAATTGATGAATATCGCATTGTAGGGTCTACAGGACAAAGTATTGGTATTTCAAGTATCAAATCTGGAGATGGTGTAACACCATCAACAACTGTTACCGTTACAACACTTTCTGCAGTTCCTGGTCTTGACGTTGATACACCATTTAGAATTGAAGGAATTACCGCAACAGGATATAATGGACAGTTTGTTGTAACTGACAAAATATCTGATACTGAAATAAAATATCAAGTTCAAGATATTCCAACTCTAGCACTTCCTTCTAGTACTGGTGCTACACTTTCTTTACAATCTGATAGCGTTACTTCAGCATCACCATACATCTTTAACATATCTCTACGTTCTGTTTATGGTATGTGTGGTCTACTTGCCGATGGAGACAAAGCATCTGGATTTAAATCTGTTGTTATTGCACAATTTACTGGTATTGGTCTACAAAAGGACGATAGAGCTTTTGTAGTTTTTGATGAAACAACTGGATTATATCAGGACAATACTGTTGCTGGAAATGAAACAATAAGTAATAATTCAAGAGCAGTATTTAAACCGGAATGGAGAAACTTCCACATTAAGGCAACAAATAATGCCTTCATTCAGAACGTTTCTATTTTTGCTATTGGATTTGCTGAACAGTTTGCAACCGAAAGTGGTGGTGACATGTCTATCACCAACTCCAACTCAAACTTTGGTGCTCGAGCACTAGTTGCAAATGGATTTAGAAAAGATGCATTTCCTCAAGATGATCTTGGATACTTCACACATATTATTCCACCAAAAGAAATACCAATTGAAGAAGTAACAATTGAATATGATGCTTTGGATGTTGGTGGAGTTGTTGGTGTTGGATCTACCGGTCATCTACCACTGTATAATCAAACAAACGTTGATGTTCCACCTGATAGTGTCATTGAAGGATACAGAATTGGTGCAAGAGTAAATGATAGACTGAGTGTTTTAGTATCTTTTGCCGGTAGTGTAACTGAATATTCCTCAAGAATTGTTATGCCAAATTCTCAGACAAGTTCTGAGAAGTCATTTAATGTAATTTCTAATTCTGGATCTGGAATTCTTGGATTTAGTTCTACTGGACATACTCTCTTAACTGGAGAGACAATCAGATTTTTCAGTGACACTGGTAAAATTCCAGACGGTTTGCTCAATAATCAAGTTTATTATGCGATTACAAGTACAACAGATGTTGGTATTGGAACAACTCAAATTAAAGTTGCAAAAACTTTAGGAGACGCACTTACACATACTTCAACGAATACAAAGAATTTAACATTTAATACTAAAGGTGGAAATCTTAAAGTTGTAAGTAGAGTAACGGATAAGAAGGCTGGAGATATTGGGCACCCTGTCCAATATGATTCTAATAGAGGGCAATGGTATATTAAAGTTGCTTCTGCTAGCACTGAAAATGGTTTATATAATGCAATTGTTGGAATTGGATCTACTGCTCTTGGTGCTGCTACACCAAGAACATACTTTAGACGTAAGAAAGATACTAGAACTCCAATGGATACAACGTATCGTGTAAGATATGTTATTCCAAAAGAAAGTAATGGAATCAATGCAAGACCTCCAAGTGACGCTTACATTATTCAAGAATCTAATTCATCTATTGGATCCACAACTGGTGAAATTCAAACATATTTCGGAAATGGTTCTATTGGAAATGTAAATCAGCAAAGAAACTTTAGATTTATTGCAGATGCTATTTGGTATAGTGGATCCAACACTGCTAACTTTGCAACTGAACTTCCACAAAATCTTTCTGTTGGGTCTGAAGTAGAAGTATTAAATATCAAATCAACTATTAATACTGCTGGTGTTGGGAATTCCGGATTTAACAGAACTTATGTTGTCACTGGAATTGGTAGTGCTAAGAATTTTACTGTTGGGTTGAATACTGATCCAGGATCTTTTTCAAGTGATACTACTGCTAGAAATACATCTCTCCCATATTTCAAGAGAAAGAAATATAAAAATACATACTACATTTATAGAAATGAAGAAGCACAGAGATATATTTCTGGAAAGCAAGATGGCATATACTACTTAACTCTGGTTAACTCATCGAATTCTCCTACATCAAATTATTTTTCAAATGAAAAATTCTCCCAACCAGTTAAGGAATTATATCCCCAAATAAGTAGAGACAATCCAGTTTCAGATCCTGAAGAAGCAAAATCATTTGCACAAACATCATTAATTGGTGAGGTATTACTTGATGATGTTCGCAAGAGTCTTACAAAGGAAACTATTCTAAAGAAATTGTCTGATACTGATGTTGGTGTAGGTATTACCAATATTGTATCTGCAGCATCTACTCTCCATAGTGTTTACACATCAATTGAACACGGATTGAATAGAATTGTTAAAGTTTCAATTGCTAATAGTGGTGCTGGTTATGGAAGTGGATCTGCGGGAGATCTTTATAATGCACGCCTTGTTGGATTGGGTGGATCAATAACTGGAAATCACGCCACAGCAAAAGTATCTGTTAACTCTTTTGGTAATTTAACAAGCGTTACCATCATGGATGGTGGTAGTGCTTATGGTATTGGAAATAGTCTTGCTGTTGTTGGAATTGCAACAACCACTGGATATACTCAAGCAATTGTAACGGTAACTAAAGTTTATAATAATGTTGGAGATGTTGTAAGAGTTTCTGGTGTAAGTTCAGAAATATATTCCACATTCAATGGTCTTTATCGTATTACTGATGTACCTGTTGGTGCTGCCAATAGTTTTAGAGCAGAATCTGCAGTTGGTGTATCTACTTGGAGCACTGGTGGTGGAATTGGATTGACATTTACTTCAGATGCTTTTGTATACTTAACTGGTGAATCTTTAAGAATAAATTCACTTGTTTACAATAAAGATGTTGGTATTGCAACTATTACAACACAAAATCGTCATGGATTAAAAGTTGATGCAAAAGTAAAAATCAGTGGTGCTAATGAGTCTTTATACAATGGAGACTTTGTTGTTACTGAAAACGTTGGACTGACTACTTTCTCAGTTAAAATTGGTGTTGGAACAACTGCTCCATCTGCTACAGGTACTCTTTATGCATACCGTGAAGGTGTAACATCGAATGATGGTATTATTACTGTTGATAATGAGAATCTAAATGGTAGAATGATTCCATCATATGCTGGAATTACAACAACATTGTTTGCATTAGTTTCTGATACTGCGACGGATCAAATCTATATTCAAGGTATAGAAAATCTTGATATTAGAATTGGTGACTACTTATCAATTGACGATGAAATTGTTAGAGTTAAAACTACTGTACCAAGTGCAATTACAACTGGAACTGCTATATCAGTTTTTAGAGGTGTTCTTGGTACAAAATCTGCAAGTCATGAAAACGGTGCAGTTGTTAGAAGAATACGTCCAACTCCTGTTGAATTGAGAAGACATTCTATTTCTCGTGCATCTGGTCATACATTTGAATATGTTGGATTTGGTCCTGGAAATTATTCAACAGCATTACCAGAAAAACAAGATCGTCAAATTTCTGCTCAGGAAGAGTTAGTAGCACAATCAACAAGAAGAGATGGTGGAATTAACTTCTACACTGGTATGAATGATAAGGGTATTTCATATTCTGGTAATAAGAAGTTAAGCACAGTTACTGGTCTTGAAGAAATTTTTGATACCCCAGTTCAAACTATAACTGGTGAAGATATTGGTAATCTGCCAAGTATTAATATTGTTAATCCAGTTGAAGGTCTTTTCTCTCGTTCTATTCGTGTTGATGGTGGTACTGATGGAAAAGCAATATCACAATTTAATGGTCCAGTAATCTTTACAGATAAAATCACTTCGACATCGCCAAAAGGAATTGAAGCAACTTCATTATACATTCAGGGTGATGCTACTGTTTCTAGAAAGCATACTGTTGGTATTTCAACTCCAACGTCTGCAGGAAATCCAGGTGATATTGTTTACTATGAAAACCCATCCAAGAGTGGATACATGGGATGGATTTATACTACAGAGAATGCTTGGTATCGCTTTGGAAATGTCAGTATTTCTAGAGATTCTAATCTTGCTATCTTTGATCAGGTTGGAATTGGTACGACAACTCCACTTGATTCTAGATTGAGAGTTGGTCTTGGAACTATTACAAATGATGTTTTTGTTGTTGATGCAGGACCACTCGGATCCGGAACTACTGGTGGTGGAGTTGGAATTGGAACAACTGCAAATGGATTTAAGTTAAGAGTACAGGGTAGTGTAAGTATTAGTGGAACTTGTTATGCTGGTTCATTCTCTGGCGATGGATCTGGGCTTACTGCATTGAATGCAAGTGCAACAGGATGGACACAAGTTACTGGTGCGTATTATAATACTGCATTTGCAAATATTGGTATTGGTACTTCTGTTCCTGCTTATAATTTGCATCTTGGATCTCCTGGAACTGGAAACGTTGATCTTTATGTAGAAAATGTTGCTAAATTTGTTGGATTTATCACATCAAATAATATGTTTGTTAGTGGAATCCTCACAGCAACTTCATTTGACTTACAAAGTTCAACTGGCGAAATTACCGCAGGAATTATTACATCAACCAATATTAGAATTGGCACTGCTGGAACTGCAATAATGTCAATTAATGACGATATTGGAATTGGAACAGCATCTCCAAGAGCCAAGCTTGACATTGAAGGTCTTGCGAGACTTAAGACTTATTCTGAAGCGGTAGGATTCCCAACCATAACTTCTAATGTTGTTACATTAGATCTTTCTGATACACAAACCTTTGAACTGACATTGTTTGAAAATGTCAATTACTTTACAATTGCAAATGTACCATCAGATGCATCTTCATTTACAATCAAAATTCTTCAAAATCCAACTGGAGGTTACACTGCAAATCTAGATGACTTTAGAACTGTTGGTTTGAATACAATTCCAGTTCGTTGGCCAGGTGGAGGTGTAAAACCGGGAGTGACAACCACTGCAAATAGAAGTGATATCTATTCATTTAGAATCTTTAATGGTAATAATTTAATAAGTTATTCTCCGGGGTCAGGAATATATGGTATTGTTGTCGGTCAAAACTTTGCAGATTGAGGTAAAAAGTAATGCCTAGTTTCATCAATAAGCAGACTACTCTTGACCTTAATGGTCCTGTTCTATCTTTCACAACTCACCCATCCTCTGTTTCTGCTTGTACAAGCGGTATAGTAACTTTTGTTGGTATTGCAACTGCAACTTTTCCATCTCAAGATCCCCCAAACCCTGCTACAGGAACTGGGTACATTTCATACAGATGGCACTGGGAAGGATATGGAGAATTAAGTGATGGAGATTTGCAAGGAACAACTATTGTTGGTTCCGCAACAACAACATTAACACTTTCCGGTATTTCAAGCACTGTTCTTTTTAATAACTCTAAGTTTTTTTTAAGAGCTGATTACATTCCATCTGCATATGTTGTTTCGGGATCAGATGTTACTGCTGGAACTGCTAGATCTACTGGTAATGCTGTAAATGATCCTAAAGATTCTGATGTTGCAACATTAAATGTTTTTCCCGATATTGAGATTAAGACTCAACCGGGAATGGCGGTTAGCACAACACCATTGACACAATATGCATCTTTAAGAATAACGGATAATCTTGGAAATTCTTCTATAGTTGATACTTTTCAACTTTCTTCATATTCTAATTTTATTAGTGGAAGAGAATATACTATTGTTTCGAATATAGATTTAAGGGCAAAAATATATGCAGTTGGTGGTGGCGGAGGAACATCAACTAGTTTCGGGAGAATTGTTGTTGGAGGATCGGGTGGAGCCGCACAGGGAGAAGTTAATATTTTAGCGAATAAAGATTATAAAATTATTGTTGGAGGTGGATCTAATAGTGGAACTGCTGGATATGGTGGAGGTGGTAATGGTAATGGTGGCGGTGGTGGTGGTGGATATACGGGATTATTCATATCTTCAATATCTCAAGAAAATGCTATTTTAATTGCCGGTGGGGGTGGAGGAGGTGCTAACGATCCGGCTACTGGTGGTGATGGCGGTGATTTAATTGGAAAAAATGCTGGAAATGCTCCTGGAAGGGGAGGAACTGGAGGAACTCAGACAGCAGGAGGATCTGGTTATGGACCTGGATCAGCACTTCAAGGTGGATCTGGGGCAGGTGGTGGTGGTGGTGGATATTTTGGTGGAGCTGGAGGAACTCCTTTTAGTGGATGCTGTGCTGATGGAGCAGGTGGAGGGGGATCTGGATATTTACATCCATACTTAGTTACTGAAGGATCTTTTAGTTCATCTGGAAGTGCTGGAGGTGGGTCTCCGGAAAAAAATGGATCATTTAAGATTGAATTTTTAGAGACGATAATACAATCATCAGCAGACAAAATTGCTGCTCAAGGATCTACTGCATATTTTCACGTAGAAGCATCAACAAGTGATATAACTCAGGGGGATGTTTCTTATCAATGGCAGTTAAATGAAGTTGATCTTGTTGATGGTATTAACACATTATCTATTCCTAAAAATAATAACGAATACACAAGTGATGCTTTATTAAGAATTCCTTTATGGGATAAAAATTCTGGATCTCTTGTTCTTGAAGACCTTACTAATTTTGCAAATACAGTAACTGCAAGCAATCTTTCTTGGGTATCGGGAACTGGAAAGTTTTATAATGGGTATGCAAATTTTTCTTCAAACTCTTTTATTGATTTAAGACCATTATCAGACTTTAACTTTGGATATGGAGATTTCACAGTAGAAACTTGGGTTTATTTTACTCAAACTGGATATAATGATATTTTTTCTACAGGAACTTATGGGCAAAATCAGTTTTCGATTAGAAAAAATAAAGATTCTCAATTAGTAGATTCTCCGGGTTCAGAGCAACTTGAAGTTTATTATGGGTCAACTATCATTGCATCTGGTGGACAATTTAATTTGAATACTTGGCATCATATTGCTGTAACTAGACAAGCTCCTTTCACGGCAAATAATGGTAGGGGGGAATCTAGGATTAGACTGTTTATTGATGGAATTCAAGTTGCCAGTGCAGTTTTTGATGGTAATATCAGAGCAACAGATGTTAAGATTGGAAGAACTCCAGGAAACACCTATAATATGGTTGGAAGAATGCAAGACTTTCAAGTATATGCTAGTGCTAGATATACTTCAAACTTTATACCATCAAATATTGCATTAGTTGATAAAAGATTGGTATTGTCTCTTCCTTTGTGGGATAATGGAACCGGAACATTAAATCTAACAGATCTATCAAACAATCCAAAATCAATAACTCCAGGATCTACATGGGGAAGATCTCCTTCATGGATAAAAAATGTAGGAAAGTTTTATGGTGGATCTGCATTTTTTGATGGATATTCTTATTTAAACCTGCCAATTAGTAATGATTTTGATTTTGGAACAGGAGATTTTACTATAGAATTATGGTTTAATCCCCAAAAGGGATTAAGAACAGATTCTGGAAGTTTTGGTGGAGTTGGTGGATGGGAAGTTTTAGTTAATGCTGGTGGTGGAGTTTATTTTCAAGAAAATAATAGGGGTGGTGGAACTTGGTTTGCTCTTTCCAGAAGTACTCCATTAAATGATTCATCTGCAGCAACGTTTTATCTTGCTGATCATGCAAGTTATACATCTATAGGACAAACTACTTTAGAAGTTAATAAATGGTATCATCTTGCACTTTCAAGAAATTCTTCTGATGTTAAATTTTTTGTAAATGGCAGGTTAGTTCAATCAACTCCAATTAGTAATTGGAGTAATCAAAAATTTGGTGGATTAAACGTTGGTTATATTGGGGTTGAACATTGGGGCGGTTATCATGAAAGGGGGTATTATTTCCCATTCTGCTATATGCAGGATTTAAGAATTTATAAAGGTGTTGCAAAATACACTAATCCATTTACACCCGATGAAACTTCTATGGTTACTGGATTTTCTGAAACAGTAACTGTTGAAACCGAAGTTTCTGGATCTCAAACACCAGATCTTTCCATTTCTTTACCAAATGTTTCTAAAAACTTAGTAAGAGCAAAAATTTCTCATCCAACTGCATGTAATTCGCCAGTATATTCGAATACTATTCAATTTGATGTTGTTTCCTCTATTAATCGTGCAGTTGTTGAAGTTGAATATTATCAACCCAATTCAACAATTGCTGTTTTAAAAGAATTCGATTTAAAAAATATTAATTATACCGTTACATCAGACATAATAGATTCTGATACTATTTGTTTTTACGCAAAGGACAGAGATTTGTACGTTGAGATGGATATGTACGCAGCTAAGGGATCTGATTCTGGCAAATATGTTGGTGGGGAAGGTGGATACTCAAAGATAAGATTTACTATGAAAAAAAATGAAGAGTTCATTCTTAAGGGGATAAAAACAAAAACTGCACTTTATCTTTATAGAAAGGGTCAATTAATTGCTTGTGTGGGACAAGGTGGTAGTTCTGGTAGTGGTGGTAATGGTGGACGAGGTGGTGGAGTTGGAGTTTCCGGTGAAAATGGATTTGGAAAATTGCCAGGAAATGGTGGCGTTAGTATTTCTTCAGGACAACTTTCTGGTAATGGAATTTTTGGATCATCTTCAACGGCAACACTAATATACCCAGAAGATTCAAAAGCTTCTATTAGAAATGGTGGAAGAACTATTTCTTGCACTAAAGGTGTATATTGGAGGCAACAAGGAAAAGCGTCTTGTCAGGATCTTGGAAATGTTAAATTCAAATTATCTGATGGAACTGAAGTTACAAACAGTGCATCCATTCAACGTGGATTTAAGGATGGTTATGGAATAAATCAAACTGCTGGAAAAGGAGATTTTTATGGTGGAAACGGTGGAAATGGCGCTACTGGTGGTTCTGGTGGTTCTGATGGTTCTGGTGGTGGCGGTGGATCAGGATATACTGATACATCTGTTACTGTAATTAATTCTACACTTGGTGGTAATAATTCATCACTAACTAAGGTAGTTTTAAAATTATACGAAGTTCTTCAGGATTTTTATATTGATGATAAAGGAAGAATTTTAGTTTTATCAGTAGCAACTCCCGGAAAAGATCCTAGAACTCTCACTAAAACAACAGGAAGAGTTCTTCCAGGGACAGATAGTTGTATTGATGATATCAGATGGCAGAGATTCCTCGATCTTGCTTTAACACAAGATTATCGTTTGACTGCTACCATTGATGGTGGAAAAGCTTCTACAAAAGCTCTTCCATTTAATATTAGAAGAATGATTAATGCGAATAGTATTCCCTTGAAGAGGAGCCTAACGGACTGGGAAAATACAAATTATGGATATCTTCTTTTAGCTTTAGCGTGGGATGAAACTAATATTGGTGGTGCTAGAGGGTATGGTGGTGATTATTCTATTTTATCATATGCTCCTGGATCCTATTATTTTGGATACTATGGAGAATCTAGCAATGCATTTTTTGATGAAAGTCGGGGTATATATGGATATACTACAGCAAATTATTGGATACTACCACCAGGAGTTCCAGATTTCCCATAGACTATAAATAGTAAAAAGTAGGGGTGGAGAGTGAAACCCAATGTCCATCAATAAGAACTTTGTAGTAAAGAACGGGTTTGAAGTTAATACCGATCTTGTACTAGCAGACGCATCAACAAAGCGAGTTGGTATTGCAACTACACAACCAAGACATACTCTTGATGTTGCTGGTGGAATTGGAGTTACGAATCTTTATACATCTGGCATTGCTACCTTTGCAAATCAATTTTATGTAAGAAGCAATTCAAACACTGTTCTATCTGCTTTGGGTGTTGGTGGTTCTGTTGGTATCGGAACTGCTCTTCCAGCATATTTGTTGGATATTCGTTCTCCAGTTTCAACAGGTCAAACAGCACTTTATGTTAAAGGCGATGTTAGATTGACTGGTGATTTATTGGTTGATGACCTTACTATTGATATTGGTAATTTTAATAACTTAACTATTGATGATACACTATATGTAACTGGAATCACCACTCTTAGAAATAATGTAAATGTTGGTGGCGTTACAACAACAAGACATCTTCAGGTTATTGGTGTTTCTACAGTAGCATCTTTATTTGCTTCTGGTATTACTACTATTACTAACAATCTTAATGTTGCTGGTGTAACTACATCACAACATTTGAGAGTCACGGGAGTTTCTACAGTAGCATCTTTATTTGCTTCTGGTATTACTACTATTACTAATAATCTTAATGTTGCTGGTGTAACTACATCACAGCATTTGCAAGTCATTGGTGTTTCTACAGTAGCATCTTTATTTGCTTCTGGTATTACTACTATTACTAACAATCTTAATGTTGCTGGTGTAACTACATCACAACATTTAAGGGTCACCGGTGTTTCTACCATTGGCACTGGAGTTACAATTACTTCAGGTGGTAACATTAATGCAATTTCTGGTGTTATTACTGCAACTTCTTTTGTTGGATCTGGTGCAAGTTTAACTGGTAATGCAAGAAATTTAACTGCAACTATTGGTGTTGGGACAACTGGTGGTGTTGTTGGGTATGCAGTTTCATTTATTAATTTTATTGGACCATCAATATCTACCGCATATTATAACAGTAATGCTGGTATTGCAACGATCTTCTTTATTGGAGAAAGAGGCAATGTTAGTATGTCTGTTACTAGCGTTGCTCCAAGTGTAGGTGTTCAAGCCGGCGATCTTTGGTTCAATATTGATGATGGACGCACTTACCTATATTATGATGAAGCATTAGTTGGGGCAGGTGCAGATGCATATTGGGTTGATGCGTCTCCATTTAATGTTGGCATTCTAACAGAAGTTTCCTTGTCATTTGTTCCTGGAAGTGCAGCAAGTCCAAGTTGGTATTTTGATAACAGCGCAACAACTGGAGTATTCTCTCCAACAGCAGGTCAAATTACTTTTGTTTCTGCTGGATCTTCAGTTCTTAATATCAATTCTGGTGTTTCTACGTTTAATTCAAATTTAGTTGTTGCTGGGGTAACAACTTCAAGACATCTTCAGATTGTTGGATTTACTACAATTGTTAATGAAAGTGTAACTGGAGTTTCTACAATTGCAACTCTTGCGGTTTCTGGTGTTACAACTACACAGCATCTTCAAGTTACTGGAGTTACAACAGCGGTTAACGTAAGTGCGTCTGGCATTACTACATCAGCAACTCTTGTAGTTTCTGGTGTTGCAACAGCACAACATCTTCGGATTATTGGAGTCACAACCGTATCCAATATTGCTATTTCTGGTATTGCTACTGTTGGGTCTTCTGTAACAATAAATGCATCTGGTATTAATGCACCAACAGGTATTATTACTGCAACTGAATTTGATGTTTCTGGATCTACTAATACATTTAATTCTTCTGGTGTAAATATTACTGGCATTATTACAGCATCTTCTGATATTAAAATTGGAACGAAATCGGTTTCTACTGTGGGTAGATCTGTTGCAATGTCAATTATTTTTGGTGCATAAATCTTTATAAATATTACAAAGAGGTATTGTAAGAAATGGCTGCTCCAAATATTGTTAATGTTTCAACTATTACAGGTGTTACAACATTTGTAAGTGGAATCAGTACTTTAACTCCTACTATAATTATTTCTAATGCTGCTGCTAGTAATAGTGTATTAAAACTTAACACCGTAATGGCAGCAAACAGAACAGCATCCACTGCAATTATTACTCTTAAGATTTTTGATGGAGCGGCTGGAGCTGGATCATCAGTTTCAATTGGATCTTCAATTTCAGTTCCATCTGGATCAACATTAATACTTATTGGAAAAGATAGTCCAATTTACATAGAAGAAAATCGTTCTATTGGAATTATTGGCATAACAACTTCAGCATTTGACGTTACTGCTTCATATGAAGCTATTAGTTGAAAATAGCGGGATAAAAAAATGACAAAACATATAGGTAATCGTGTTGGGTACGCAGTTAGTTTTTATTCTGCAGGTGGTGTCTTTAATTTGTTTTCCCAAAACTATTTTGCCACCCTATCTACTCTTACTGCTACTGGTGGGACTTTGCTTACTCCTGGGAACGGACAAGCATATCATGTTTTCACGTCACCTGGAACTTTTGATGTAATATCTGGAAGTACAGGTGCTGATTATCTTGTTGTTGGTGGTGGAGGAGCTGGTGGAATTTTTCCAAGTGGTAACAGCAGTGGTGGTGGAGGATCTGGTGGATTTAGAACAGGTTCAATATCAATAGTTCCTGGACCATATTCAGTTACGATTGGTGCTGGTGGATTATCCAACTCAGCCAGTGGAAATACATCAACTTTTCATACAATAACCTCGGCTGGAGGTGGAGGAGGATCTCCAACGTATACTAGTGCAGGAAATCCGGGAGGTTCCGGAGGCGGTGGTGGTGGTGCTGGAATTATGCTGGAGGAACAGGAAACACTCCACCGGTAACACCACCACAAGGAAATCCCGGAGGAGCTGGAAATCCAGCCGGCGGAAATAGTGGAAATTCTGGTGGAGGGGGTGGAGCTGGCGCAGCGGGATCTAATGGAGATTTTCCAGGAAGTGGTCCAGGTGGTGTTGGACTGCCAGCATTTTCTGGAGATCCTGGTGTTCCTCCTGCTTATGGAACACCGGGACCAACAGCAGGTAGATGGTTTGCAGGTGGCGGCGGTGGTGGTCATTATGGTGCAACTCCAACCACATATCCTCGTGGAGGTGCTGGAGGTGGAGGAGATGGCATACCCGGAGTAGGAGCTGTACCCAATGGTACTGCAAACACCGGTGGTGGAGGAGGAGGGGCTCAAGGTCCGACTGCAGGAACTGGGGGTTCAGGTATTGTTATTATTCGTTATCCATTATAAAATATAATATAGGAAGACTGCATATGGCACATTACGCAAGAGTTAATAAAGACAGTGTAGTTATTTACGTAACTCCAATTCCAAATGAAATGATCACTGATGTAAATGGAGTAGAACATGAAGAGTGGGCTTTTAAACACCTATATGAAACTATTCCAGATTCTTTAGGTGACAAATGGATTCAAACTTCATATCATGGAAATTTTAGAGTTCGTGGTGCATCTCTTGGAATGATCTATAATAAAGAACTTGATGCGTTTATGTTCCCCAAACCTTATCCTTCATGGATTCTCAATCAAGAAACTGTGGATTGGGAATCTCCCATAGGTCCCGCACCAGAACTTACTCAAGAACAAATTAAGTCCAGAAGTTATTATGAATGGAATGAAGAAAATCAAGAGTGGGTTTTAAAAACTGCATAAACAATAGACAGTTTTTAGAAGATCATATATAATGAAACTGAGTATATTATTCCCATATGGCATTTCAATCAATTTGGTATTTTTCAGATCTACCAGAAGATGTGGTAGGTATTATTGAGCGAGACCTCACAGAAAAATTTGATCAACAAATGGCAGACTCCAGACTTCATGGAGATGCACTAAACAAAGAAAAAAGAAACTCACAAAATGCCTGGATTCCCACTACACATTGGGTAGGTGGATTTGTTTGGCATTACATTGAAAGAGCAAATAGAGAAAACTTCCTTTATGATCTTCGTTGTATTGACGGAGAATCAATGCAGTTCACAAAATATAGTGAAGGTCAATTCTATGGTTGGCACAACGATGCTGGACTTGCAACACAATATAAACCAGTAAGTGTTGGCAATCGTCAAGATGGTCTTGCCCAAGATTTTCTCAATGAAAAAATTGAGATGGTAAGAAAGCTTTCTTTTGTGGTTCAGCTCTCTGACCCCGATGACTATGAAGGTGGCAATCTTCAATTACTTGATGAAGCAGGTAAATCATATTTTGCCCCAAGAAAGCGAGGTACAGTTATTCTTTTTGATTCCCGAACACAACACAGAGTTCTTAAAGTAACCAAAGGAGTTCGTAAGAGTCTTGTTGGTTGGACGGTTGGACCTCGTTGGAAGTGATGGAGGTATAGTAAAATGAATGTAGGATGTGATTTTAATCCAAATAGACCAGTTGGTGCTACCAAAGAAATGGTAGAATCTAGACCAATTATGGAACAATTTAATAAGTATCATCAGCAAGGTCTTCAATGTTCAATTGATCCTGGTGCTCCTGCTGTTCCTCAAGGAGCAAGAGAGTATTTTGATAAACATGGATATATGATTATTAAAAATCTATACGATCCAAAAGAATTATTTCATGAGGTTCCTAAAGAAAGGGGACAAATTAATTATTATGGATCTTTAGATATATTCAACCATAATCCAGATGAAACGCAAGTTCCAGGATCTCTTGCACGTTATACTCACCCACAGTACAAACAAGCACACACAAAGATTCGTCTGATTCTTGAAGATATTCTTGGGGAAAAACTTTATAATACTTATTATTACGATCGTTTTTACTTTGCTGGACAAAGACTAGTAAGGCATTCTGATCGTGATGCTTGTGAGATTTCCGTGAGTGTTCAGATCAGTACTAATGCAGTCAATCCTTGGCATTTCTGTATTGAAACTCCAAGTGGTGAAGAGCGTTTTGCAAATCTTCAAGATGGATGGGGACTTCTTTATAAGGGATGTGAAAGAGATCATTGGAGAGATCCCTTAGAATCTAGATATAATAAATTTGGTAAATTCTTAAATAAAGTTTTCAAAAAAACAGATGATACATATCATCATCAAATTTTCTTTCATTATGTAAGAGCAAATGGTCCAAGAGCACATTGTGCAAATGATGCTGCGCGATGAAAATACCACTTTTTGAATATCCCACATATCAATACCAACTAACTGACTGGGACTTTAAAAAGAAAGCAATTTTGGGAAAAATTAAAGATAAAAATTTTATAAGAACTCCACTCCAAACATTTGAAACTGATCGCCAAAAAGATAATTACTCATACATTCATTATATTCAGGACTTACTAAAACCCGAATTAAATGAATTTTGTCGAGAATCTAAAGTTACTTGTAGAATGACAGATGCTTGGTGTGTGAGATATTACAAAGGTGATCAACAAACAATTCATAATCATAGATCATGGGGATTTAGTGGAATTATATACTTGGAATATGACCCAGTAGTGCATAGTCCCACTTGTTTTGTTGCTCCTTGGCAAGATCCAAGAACAGATACAACATCTTTAGTTTTTCCTCAAAATGTTAAAGAGGGAACAATGTTATTATTCCCTAGCTATACTTTACACTTTGTTCATCCGAATCAAACAAAAAAAAGACGTTCTATATTGTCTTTCGACTTATTACCAGAACTTCCAGATCACCAGAAGGTATAAATATTCAAAAGAGTACGTAGAAAGAAGTGGCATTAAATTTTCCTAGTTCTCCAACGGTAGGGCAAGTATTCACTGATTCTACGTCTGGAAACACCTATCGATGGACTGGTACATATTGGAAAAGTTATTCAACTGTAAATCCAGCAACTGATTTTGATGTAGTAAACTTAAATGTATCTGGTGTTACCTCTACAAGAAATTTGAGAGTAACTGGAATTACTACTTTAGGTATTGCAACAGTTGGTATTATCACTGCTTTTGAAGTTGATGTTTCTGGTGTTACAACTACACAGCATCTTCAAGTTACTGGAGTTACAACAGCAGTTAATATTAGTGCCTCTGGTATTAGTACTATAGGCACTCTTAATGTATCTGGAGTTACTACAACTCAGCATTTAAGAGTTACTGGAGTTACTACTGCGGTCAATATCAGTGCCTCCGGCATCAGTACTGTAGGCACTCTTAATGTATCTGGAGTTACTACTTCTCAGCACTTGAGAATTACTGGAGTTACTACATTTTCAGATGGTGTGCAAATATCTGGAATAGCATCCGTTGGAACTGCAATTACAATGTATCCATCAACAGGTATTATAAGTGCAACTAGATATTATGGAGATGGATCTAGTTTAACAGGTGTTATTGGAATTGGGTTCAATGAATTGGACGGTATGCTATTCCTTTGATTACCTAAATAAATAAAAAAAAGCAGTAATAAAATGGCACTCAGAAGAACTAAATTATTAAGTGTAACTGCAGTAACTGGGATTAGTACTGTGGGAATTTTCACCGTAGGAGTGACGAATACTGGTGGTCCAGTTGGTGTTGCGTCTACAACTTATATTAGAAGCGTGGTTCTTCATAATACTGGACTTGCTACAGCAAGAACTTCTCTGTATTTGTATCCAAATACATCTCCAGTAACTGGTTTGGGAGTTACCGCAAATAGAATTCTCAGAATTGACTTGGCATCAAATGAAACAACTTTCTTTGAAACTAATTATCCAATTGTAATGACAAACAGAGATACTTTAGCGGTTGAAGTTA